GCAAAGAAAGGTACTATGACTAAAAAAGACGATAAATGGATTCAAAAAGCGACCAAGAATATGTGTAAGGATAAACCTTGCACAGGTAAAAAAATGAATAAACCTAAAAAAGCTTTTCTTGGTAAAATGTTCAGAAAAAGTTCAACTGCAACTCCAGCATCTCAAAGTAGTTCGGGAGGTAGTTCTGGAATGGGCGGTTTATTAAGACAGCTTCTTGAATCGAAAAAACATTTATTCAACAAAGCAGGAGGCGGTCCGATTAAAGCTAAACACGGTTATTTTATCCCAGTAGCAAGCCCACATGTTGATGTGGCAAAATATATTGATACGCTAACTCAAAAAGAAGATAAGCCTTGGAAAGGCAGAATAAGAAAAGAAGGCTCTGAAGAAAAAATCATAAATAAAAAATGGTCCAAAGGGCAACGAAAACAAATGGGACAGGGTGCCGGACAATATCCTAAAGTAATAGGCAAAGTAACCAACAAAAAGAAAACTGGTCCAATCGGCAAACCACAAAACAAAGAAGAAGAACTAAAACCAAAATTAAATATAATTAAAGATATAGTTGGAGAGCAAGTCAAAGGTGGACCTTATAAACCAGGATGGAAACCTCAGCTATCTGTTAGAAAAGCTAAGAGAGGCAAGATTTTTGATAGTAAAAAAGTAAGTCCTAAAACTCATGAAAGATTTATGAAATTATTTAAACACCGTGAAAGAGGTGGTTGGAAAGACGCAAAAGATTATAAAAGATATTTAACAAGTTTAGGTGCAGCTACGAAAAAAACTAAAGCATCAACTGCTATGGGTAAAGCAAATAGAGCTTTTGGGAAACTTCCTTATGTGAAAAGAATCCCCTTTATAGGAAAAGGAGATCCAAGTGACTTTTTAAAAAGAAAAAGACAATTGAGTACTGCAGGAGCAGTTGGAAAAACATTACTTAAAAGAACAGGACTGGGTAAAGCGGTTTTAGCTGCTACAGCGGTGGCAGGAGCTTATGAAGCAGGAAAGCGTAAGTTATTTACTAAAGATAAAAAGAAAGTACAAAAGAAAGCAACAGGTGGGGAAATCATTATCGGCAGAGGTGTTGATATGGATTTATTGTAATGAATTATGGCGACATCAGGAACAACAGCATTCGATCTCGATATAGACGAGATAATTCAAGAAGGCTACGAAAGAATAGGCCTTAACACCAATAGCGGTTACGATCTTAAAACTGCTAGAAGAAGTCTAAATATTTTATTTTCAGAATGGGGAAACAGAGGAGTTCACTTATGGAAAGTGGCTTTGAAACACCAAGCTTTATCATCAGGCGTTAGAGAATATACAGCGGATACTGATTGTAGTGTTATTTTAGAAGCGTATATTTCTACAACAGATTCTATTACAACAAGTACCCAAGATGTAGCTTTATCTAAAATATCTAGATCAGAGTATGCATCTACTCCTACTAAAGGATCATTAGGACAACCTTCTCAATATTATGTAAGTCGAGTGCAACCACCTATAATTACTTTATTCCAAACACCAGATGCGAGTACCTACACTTATCTAAAATATTATTATGTTAAAAAATTGCAAGATGCAACGGCTTATTCTGATCAACAAGCTGATGTTGTTTATAGATTTCAACCTGCTATGTGTGCAGGATTAGCTTACTACTTAGCTCAAAAAAAAGCACCCGAAAGAGTAGAGATGTTAAAGATAGCTTATGAAGATGAACTCAACAGAGCTTTAGTAGAAGACGGTCAGAGAACTTCAGTCTTTATAGCTCCTAAAGATTACTTTCCAGCAGGTATATAATGGGTAAATTTGCCAGTGGAAAATATGCATTAGCCATTTCAGATAGATCGGGAATGCAATTTCCTTACAGAGAAATGGTATTTGAATGGACTGGAGCTTTTGTTCATATTAGTGAATGGGAAGCTAAACAACCCCAAATCAATCCTAAATTAATTAGTGCTGATCCAATTGCTTTAAGAAACCCAAGACCTTTGCATAGAAGTGGTATTTTGGTACAATTAGATCCAGCAGCGTGGTTTACGATTAATGGTAATATTAATCCTATACCTAGTGAAGCTGCTAGTGAATCAGGAAGCATGATGCCTCCTGAAACAGCTAATGAAGAAAATAAAAAAAGACAGGCTAGAATGTCTGTTGGAAATGTAGTGGTAGCTATAACATGACGTATGCAGAACTTATAACAAAATTAAGAGACTACACTGAAGTTAGTAGCAGTGTTTTAACTTCTACAATTTTGGATGGTATTATCAGAGATGTAGAATTTAAAATTTTTAGGGAAGTTGATGCAGATTATTCTAGAAAATATGAAACTTCTTTATCTACTGGAACGAATCGTTATCTTTTACTTCCAACCGACTGTTATATCATCCGATCTTTACAATTAACCAGTAAAACAGGGGATTCTTCTTTTGAAAGATCTATGTTAGAAAAGAAGGATACCAGCTTTATAAGTGAATTTTATCCTTCAACCACTACTTCAGGGACTCCTAAATATTATGCGAATTGGGACCCAAATAATATAGTTATGGCTCCTACACCAGATGTGGTTTATGGGGTGCAATTGAATTATATTTTCACTCCAGAAGCTCTAAGCTCTTCTAATACAACCACGACTCTTTCAACCAAGGATCCTGATTTATTACTTTATGGGTGCTTGGTCAATTGTTATGGCTATTTAAAAGGTCCTATGGATATGTACAAACTGTATGAAGCAAAGTATAATGAAGCTATACAAACTTACGCTCTTCAACAAATGGGTAGAAGACGTAGAGATGATTACGATTTTGGTGTACCGAGAATTAAAATACCGTCACCATCACCGTAAAAAATTAAATTATGAGGAGAATATAATGGCAATAGCACAAGCAATATGTAATAGTTTTAAAAAGCAATTACTAGAAGGAGACGCAAACTTTACGCAAACAACTGGTGATAAATTTAAATTAGCTTTGTACCAAAGTACAGCTAACTTAAGTGCATCAGCTACAGCGTATACTGCAACAGGAGAAGCAACAGATACTGGAAGTGGAGACTATGCAGCGGGTGGAAAAAACCTTGCTGTCGGTAGTCAACAAACATCTGTAGCAACAGGTGTGGCAATTGTAGATTTCGCTGATCTTTCTTTTACTGGAGTTACTTTAACTGCAAGAGGAGCGCTAATTTATAATACATCATCAGCAGTAACTAATGCAGCAGTAGCTGTCTTAGACTTTGGTGGTAATAAAACAGCAACAGCAGGAACTTTTACAATACAATTCCCAGCTTTTACAACTTCTGCAGCTATATTAAGAATTAGCTAAGGAGGTTTTAAATGGCAGGTGCACCGTCAGGTTGGGGGTCCAATGACTGGGGGTTGGGAGCATGGGAAGATAATGCCCTTGTTATTGACTACGGTGCATGGGGATCATCCGTTGAAGGCTTCGGTGACGGAGTTTGGGGTAACGGAGTTCAACTTAATACTTTATCCACAAGCATAGGAAGTGCAACTGCAACTATTTCAATCAATGCTGCAGTTACTGGGCAATCTTTAACCACTTCAATTGGAACTGAAACTGTAACAGCTGACGCTAATGTTACACTTACAGGAGAAGCTTTAACAGGAACATTAGGAAATGAATCAGTTGATCTTAATGTTATTGTTTCTGTAACAGGACAGGCTTTAACTGGAGCAATTGGAACCGAAATCGTTACTGCTGATGCAAATGTAACAGCTACAGGCGAAGCTTTAACAAGCTCTCTTGGAACTGCTACTGGTGGTGGAAATGCTTTAGCAGAACTATCTGGAATAGCCCTTACTTTTGCAATTGGTAATGAATCAGCAACGGCTGATGCCAATGTTACTCTTACAGGTCAATCTTTAACAAGTGCCGTAGGTACTGTAGATGCAGTATCTGTAGCTGAAGTAACAGGACAGGCTTTAACTGGAGCACTTGGAAATGAAGGAACTACAGCAGATGCAAATGTCACTCTTACAGGAATAGCCTTAACTGGAGCTTTAGGTACGGTAGATGCAGTTTCTGTAGTGGAAGTAACAGGCCAGTCTTTAACAGGGGCTTTAGGAGCCTCTGATGTAGATGATCAAGTAGTAGGATTAACTGGCATAGGAATGACAGCGACCCTACAAAATGTTAAACTATCAGCATGGTCGCCAGTAGTACCGGGAGTAACTAATACTTGGACGGAAGTTGACACAGCGGCTTAACAAAATTATAATGGTTAGGAGATAAATTATGCCATCGAGTTATACAAATTTAGGAACAGAATTAATGGTGACTGGAGAAAAATCCGGTCAATGGGGTACTATTACTAATACCAACCTTCAAATTTTAGAACAAATTGCAGGTGGTTATGTAGCTCAAGCATTAACTGATAGTGGAACTTTAGCTTTAGCTAAAAATAGTGGTACAACAGGTGCAACGCTTGCAACAAGAGTTTGGAAATTAACCGGAGCTTTAACTGGATCCGGAACAATCGTTACTGTTCCAGATAGCACAGAAAATTGGTGGATTGTTCATAATGCTTCAACAGGTGCTCACGCAGTACAAGTTAAAACAGCAACTGGAACAGGACCTAGTTTTTCTACTACAGATAAAGGACATAAAATTTTATATTCCGATGGGACAAATGTGGTGGATGTCTTAGCAGATTTATCCAGTATTACATTAAAAACACAAAACCAAATTAACTTTGAGGATGACACCGGCGGTGAATATGTAGCTGTAAAAGCTCCTACGGGAGTAAGTACCTATACTATTCAACTACCTACGACTGCACCAGCTACTAATGGTTTAGCCTTGACGGCGACGACAGCGGGTGTGGCTTCATGGACAGCTCTGCCTGCGGCAGGAGTAACAACAGGGAAAGCTATTGCGATGGCCATGATTTTCGGTTAAAATGGAAACAATATAGGAATTAAATTATGGCAAATCCAAATATAGTAGATGTATCATCGATACTAGGTTTATCAAAACAAGCGGCTTTAACAACTACGCTTACTACAGAAATTTTAGCGTGTGCTACTGACAAATTAATTAAAGTTAACAGTATTATTATTGCTAACATTGATGGTTCAGCGTCGGTGGATGTTTCGGTTTTTATAACTAAATCAGGTGGATCACCTATAGCACTAGCAAGTACAGTTTCAGTTCCAGCAGATTCTACTTTGATTGTAATAGATAAAAATAGTATGATCTATTTAAACGAAAGTGACAATATTGAAGCTGGTGCAAGTGCTAACGGGGATGCCGTTATAACTATTAGTTACGAAATATTGGACGACGCGTAGGAGGTGATTTAAATGGCAAGTTATGCTAAAATAGATCCTACTAATATCGTTGTTGGAGTTCACGTTGTGAGTGATGCCGATGAAGGTGGATCAGAAGAAAAAGGAATCGAATTTTTAACCAGTGTTCATGGAGATATCTCTCCTAATTTTTGGAAAAAAACTTCATACAATACATTTCGAGGAGGTCACAAACTCGGTGGAACTCCTTTTAGAAAAAATCATGCAGGAATAGGTTATACTTGGGATGAATCTCGAGATGCTTTTATTCCTCCACGACCTATGAAATCTAATCAAGCTATAACTCATAATTCTTGGGTGTTTGATGAAAGCCAATGTGCTTATATTGCACCTGTACAATGGCCCGGTCAGAGTCATCCAGATCAAACGGATCATGAGGGTAAGGAAATGATTCATTCATGGGATGAACATAAACTAAGATTTGTTGGTCATAAAAACTTGGACCCTCGTCCAACTGATGATCAGCTAACTTTATATGCATGGGATCCTGATACTGGAACATGGTCAGATAGCGGGTTTACATTTGCACAATTTAGAGATATAAATTATACAGGAGATTAATTATGACGGATAGAGCTAATGGCGGAGTAACTGGAGCTTCAGTAGTAAATTCTGGAAGCACTACTCCTACAACCGAAACTTTCAATTCCGATGGTACTTGGACACAAGCACAATCTGCTATTGCAACTGTAGATGTTGTAGTATTAGGAGGCGGAGGCGGTGGTATGGGTGATAGCGGCTCCGGAGGCGGAGGCGGTGGTCTACGAGAAAGTCAAGGAATTCCTGTAACAGGACCAGTTGCTGTAACAGTCGGTCAAGGCGGTGCTGGTGGAACAAATAGTGGAGGCGCCAACGGAAACGATTCCGTTTTTGCGACAACCTTTTCACCTACTGAATCAACATATGTAGGAACAGGTGGTGGTAAAGGGGGAAGAGCTGCAACTGACGGAGGAGGTCAAGGAGGATCAGGTGGTGGAGCATCAGGAACTGCCGGTCAAGGAAACGTACCTCCATTTTCACCTCCTCAAGGAAATCCAGGAGGGTCAAATCCAAATGGTAAAGCTGGTGGCGGCGGAGCTGGTGGATCAGGAGGCCCGTCATCGGGGGGTAGTGGAGCAACAACAACTTTATTAGGACCCGGTACAACTTTATCTGCCGGAGGAGATGGTGGATCTGGTGGAAGCGCTGGAGGAGCAAACACAGGTAACGGAGGTCAAGGAAACGTACCTCATGGATCCTATGGAGGCGCTGGTGGATCAGGAAGAGTATATGTCAAAGCTCCTGCACAACCATATTCTTTTTATGGATCAGGTGTTTGGGATATGAGAGCGCTTTATAATTATGTTAAAGCTGGCGAGTGGTCTTAATCTTTTAAAATTGATACATATCAATTCTTAATCCGATTCTTTACAATTTTAGTTAAATCAAGTATCCTCTTTTTAATACAGGATGATTGGATTAAAGAATTATTATTGGTATTTTAAAGAAGCAATTCCTAAAAAAACTTGTGAAGATATTATTGCTGTAGGAAATTCTTACACGCAAGAAAGAGGTATTGTTCAAGGAGAAAAAGATGGATCTATTTCAGATGCGTCTAATATAAGAAAATCACAAGTTACATGGTTAACTGATCAATGGATCTATGATGAAATAAGTCCCTATATTCATACAGCAAACAAAAATGCTGGTTGGAATTTTGAATGGGACTGGTCTGAATCAATTCAATTTACAAACTATGAGCCAGGTGAATTTTATTCGTGGCACAGTGATGATTCCGTTGAACCTTTTGGAAAAGATTCCCATCCTAATTATAAAGGCAAGATTAGAAAATTGTCGGCTACTGTAAGTTTATCTGATCCTAATTTCTATACTGGAGGAGACTTTGAGCTAGATCTAAGAAATAATCGATGTGGTAGAAACATTATTACTGTGGACGAAGTTAAAGAACAAGGCACTGTTCTAGTGTTTCCGTCTTTTGTTGATCATCAAGTACGAGCAATAAGAAGTGGAAAAAGAGTATCATTAGTAATATGGAATTTAGGTCCTCCATGGAAATAATAATTGTATTAGGTGGTGGAAGTGCTGGTTGTATGACAGCCTATACTTTAAAAAAACTATTTCCAGAAAAAGAAATAATAATGTTAGCGAGTAAATCAATTGCAACTGTGGGTGTAGGAGAAAGTACACTAGGACAGATTAATCAATGGTTTTCTTTAGTTGGGATCGAGGACAAAGATTTTATGAAAGAGTGTAATGCTTCTTATAAATTAAGTATTCGGTTTCAAGATTTTTATAAGAAAGGTGACGGGGGATTTCATTTTCCTTTCGGTGCACCAGATAAATCTAATACGATAGCAGATTTTAATGACTGGTATTTTAAAAAAATAATGTACCCTGAGACCCCTGTGTCTGATTTTGCTGACTCTTACTATCCAATAATGTCTTTAGTTAATCAAAATAAAATCTTTGATTCAGGAGAAGAAAAAATAAATTTAGGTAGATATAATTTTAAACAGGATACAGCCTATCATTTTGACGCAACATTATTTGCTCAATTTCTTCAAAAAAAATTTAAACAAATAAAAGGAACTATTATTGAGGACGATGTGGTTGATATTAAAACTAATGAAGAGGGAATTGATTATCTACACACAAGTAAGAATGGAAAATTAAAAGCAGATCTTTTTATCGATTGCACTGGTTTTAAATCTCTACTACTAGGCAAAACTTTAAAGGAACCTTTTATAAGTTACGAAGATATCCTACCCAATAACTCAGCGTGGGCTACAAAAATTAAGTATAAAAATAAAGAAAAAGAATTAGTTCCTTATACAAACTGTACTGCAATTGAAAATGGTTGGGTATGGAAGGTACCGCTGTGGAGTAGAATGGGAACAGGGTATGTTTATTCAGACAAATATATTTCAGATGAAGATGCTCTTACACAGTTTAAAAAATATCTTAAAAGAGATGATTTAAATTTTAAACAGTTAAAAATGAAAGTAGGTATTCATAAAAGACTGTTTGTAAAAAACGTCTGTGCGATAGGATTAGCTGCGGGGTTTATAGAACCATTAGAAGGTAATGGACTTTTATCTGTTCATGAATTTTTAATAAGATTAG